ACATTCAGGAATGGCTGAAGTCTGACATGGGGAAAGCTGTTACTGGCAGTTTTGAGACCATTAGTTCCAGTATGAGCAGCATATTCCAACAGATGACAACATTGATACAGGCCGAAACGGACATCCAGGTATCAGCCATTGAGAAGCGATACAAGACGGAGATTTCAAACGCAGAAGGAAACAATTATGTCGTCAAGAAGCTGGAGAAGCAGAAAGAACAGGAGATTGCAAAGGTTAAGTCCGACGCAAATAAGAAAATGTTCAAGATGCAGGTAATGCAGGCTATTGCTCAGACTGCCACTTCTGCCATCAACGCCTATAGTTCTGCAGCAGCTGTGCCATTGGTTGGTTACATCCTGGCACCAATTGCGGCTGCATCGGCCGTAGCTGCTGGTATGCTACAGGTAGCAGCTATCAAAAAGCAGCAGGAAGCATCTGAAGCACAAGGGTATGCAAAAGGTGGATTCACAGGCGACGGAGGTAAATATGAAGTGGCCGGCGTCGTACATAAAGGGGAATGGGTAGCAAGTCAGGAATTACTGATGTCCCCCGTAGCCCGCCCGATGATTGATGCTTTGGACTATGCGCAGCGAACGAACACTATAGGATCGTTACGCTCTGAGGACGTATCTCGTTCGATAGTCGCCCCGAGCGTTTACGCACAGTCCAACACACCATCGCCAACAGTAATTCTGCAGCCTGCTTATCAGGATTCTCAGGCTGAGATAGAAGCTATGAAAGAGTATGCCGACGTTATCCGTCAGCTGAAACAGCGTCTCGACGAGCCATTCGTTACAGTAAACACTGTTACTGGCGACAAAGGAATCAAGCAGGCACAAGACGAATACGATCAGTTAATCCGCAATAAATCACCCAAATCAAGAAGAAAGTAATGGAAATAATCATCAATGGTAAGCTAGCGTGGCTTAAGAAGAATACATCGTTTGAGTATATAGCCGAGAATCCCTTATTTACAGGCTCCGACGGTTATTCACTCACAATCACTTTCCCACTGAAGGACTGTCCTGATAACATAGCTATCTTCGGTCACCTTCACCGACACGACGTTGAGAAATCCAAGGTCGTGTTCGATTGTGAGATACGTGATAAGCAGTTCTATAAGTCTGGCTGCATTACAGTTACACAAATATCCGATGTAGAAGTTAAGACACAGTTCCTGGAAGGTCGTTCCGAGCAGAACTATAACGACACCTTCGATAATATCTATCTGAATCAGCTCAGTTTGGGTTATCCTGAAAATGTTAGTTCTAAAAACGTTGATTTGACTGAGATGTGTGAAGTATGCTATCCATATTGCGATTATACAGCCCTTCCATGGGTGAACAACACTTCGGGTAATCTGCAGAATGCAGTGAAGAAGAATCAGAGCGGCGAATTTGAATGGGATACTGATAACCTTTCTTTTCAGCCGTATCTTGTACCTCTTCTAGAGAAGATCTGCAAAGCCATTAATTATACCGGCTCATTTTCTGCAATAAAGAACAGTAAATGGAAATACCTGCTTGTATGCAACGCTTTACCAGAAGCATGGGCGCAGCGCGACTATGCTGCAGCTCTTCCTCATTGGTCACTCACGGAGTTCTTCGAGCAGCTTGAGCTATTCCTTCGTGGCGAGTTCACAATTAATCACAAGTCCAGAACTATCGTATTCGAATTCTCGAGTACTAAAGCAAGGAAATCACCCTCTGTATATATTAGTAATGTGGTAAACAAATACTCTGTCGATGTCACACAGGATAACAAGTGCGACTATATTGCTACAAAGAATCTCATATACGCCGATAATGATAATCGACTCTGGGCATACCGCAGCTGTCAATGGTACATCGATAAGCATAAGAACGAAGCTGTCGTATATAGTACATTGAATTCGCTACTCACTCATGCCGCCACTCTAAAAGAGAGTGGTGTTTATATCACTAGTGAGGGTAATGGTACTACAAAGAAGTTCTATCGAGGCTATCCTAATGCTTCTGATGGCAACAAGCTTTTCTACGCGAAAGATGTAGACACCTATTTTATAATGTATTGCTATAAGTCCGAGCTTTACGAGACTAACCACATTCAGAACACCGACTATCATTGGTATAAGTACTACAATAAGTTAATCCCGATAAACCAATTCGGAAAATTCCTGTTCGATAAGGATGCAGAAGACGTTGAGTTGAATATTGTCCCTGCATGGATTGACGATACAGAGGACGACCTAGGCCCATGTGTTTTCCTTGAATGTGGCGACCTTGGAAGTGCTGTGTCATATACTAAAGATGAAAGCTCCAGTGGTTCTGTCAGCGGAGGTTCAGGAAATCGAAGGGGAGGAACAAGAGGTGAGCATGGATTTTATGGAGAGAGAGGACGTGAAAACGACGATACTGACTATGATGATGGCGCTTTGGCTCAGGGTACTGCAGGAAGAACTATACTGAAGGGCGACCTGGAGAAGAACGACGCATATTTCGATAAGATATATGTGGCATTTTGGGATGGTACAACTACAAAAGAAGGAAAATTGCCACACCCAATAGTAGATAAGGTGGAGACTTTTGATGACTTCACAAAGTATACCTGTTCGTATTCAATGCGACTCGAAGCACCTAAAGGCTTGGAAAAATACACCTATGACATCGACAACAAAAAGAAATACACATTCTCTTTCCTGTCCGATGTAATTCCCGACCCTCGAGCAGTATTCTTTATAGAGGGAAGTCGTTATGTCTGTGAAAAAATAACAGCGACTTTCCAAGAGTCCACCGGAAAGTCGCAGTTATTAAAAGGAGTGTTCTATCGGATTATTTGAGCTGTGGTACCAGGACATCTATTTGCTCTTCTACATTCTTTTTAAGAATCTTGGCGTAGATTTGAGTAGTCTTAATGTCCTTATGTCCAAGCATACGTGCCGTTTTCTCAATAGGCACATTATAGCTGAGCATCAATGTTGCAAAGGAGTGGCGTGCTACATGGCAGGTCACTTCTTTGTTTATTCTCAAATCTGCCTGAATCAGATGAAGATAATCGTTAAGCTTCTGATTGGAAATGACAGGAAGCTTATAGTCATACTTCTTCAATACTGCCAAAGCTGGAGGTAGGATAGGAGTGAAGAACTTCGATCCGGTCTTCAGTCGTTCACCATCGATGTACATGATGTTGCCCGATTTCTCTGTCATGGTCTTATAATCGAACAATGCCATATCACAATATGCCAGTCCTGTATAAGCCATAAATATAAAAAGGTCACGTACTCGGTCTAATCTACCTTCGTAGTGGGCATCTCTAATTTTGATTACCTCTTCTTCTGTGAGAGGGTGGCGCTCCTTGAACGTGCCTCTATTGAACTTGCAATGTTCGTAAGGCTCCACGGCAATCATTTCACTACGCCACAGAATACGGGTGTACTTCTTGATTCTCTTGTGATATCCATAGATGGTAACATCGCCCTTGTCTCCTTGAGAGTGAAGCCAGGAATCAAAAGCGCGGATGTTTACTGGAGTCAAATCAGCAAGAGTCTTAATAATACCTGATTCCTTGAGCTTATCAAAAACAGTCTTGAAATGCTTCCAAGTACTTTCTTTCAAGTTTTCGTTGGTCTTGCTGTAGTTAAGGCAGAAATCATAGAAACTCTGTCTCTGGTCGTGTCCATTATAGAAATGAGTATTGTCAATTTTGCCGTTTGGCTGAATCTCTGAGAGAGTATGCTTATTGAAGTTCTCAATAGTCATCTCCTCGTCCAGCATCTCCATGGCATGAATGACACCCTCATAGTAACGGATTTTTGTACGGATGCTTACGCTTTGAGCAGCAACTTCCCATTCGTCAGACTTAGCAGTACCGACGGTAATCCACTTTCTCTGATTCCAGGCAAGGTAGATTTGAAGTTCAATCTTACCAACTCCTGTCTTCTTAGCTGTACCTTTTCGATCGAAGTACACTGTTACTCTTTCTTTCTTCATCTTTTAATTCTTTTATGCAGCCAACGGAGTAACAGGAAGTATTGGTAAATCATTCCTAAATCTCTTGTCCATATAAAAGTGGTAACAGGTTTTGGGAGAGTGGTAACAGAATCAGTAACAGAAAATGTTCCAAATCATTCCAAGTCGTTCCAGTCAATTCCAATTGGACTGCGAGTTCAACATTACTTTCATCATGCTCGAACTGACTTGAAATAAAGGATTTTGCGCGTAATTGCCTGATCCTTAACAAAAATCAGCAAGACTATTAATCTTGCTGACTTTCTGACTTAAGTACACCCGCAGAGGCTCGAACTCTGGACACCCTGATTAAGAGTCAGGTGCTCTACCAACTGAGCTACGGGTGCATCGTTTTTGGTTTTGCGGGTGCA